GCTCCAGCACCTGCTCCTGCTCCAGCACCTGCTCCAGCACCTGCTCCAGCACCTGCTCCTGCTCCAGCACCAGCTCCTGCTCCAGCACCAGCTCCAGCACCAGCTCCTGCTCCTGCTAGCAAATCTTTAGATGATTTATCGTTTGGTCAAGCGTTCCGACAAGCCCGGGCCGCTGCGGCCCGGAATGGTAATGCAGCCACAGGCAGATTCACTTGGAGAGGTCGAGAATATCAAACCAATATTGCCGGCGAAAAATACAAACCTCGTAGTCAACAAACACCGGTTAATATCAGAGAGGTGTCAAACGAATCAGTGGATGAATTACAACATATTTTAAAATTGTCTGGTCGAAATTTATTTTCCAGATAATACAATTCGACAAATATGTTCTAATCTTTCTAGATGTTCGAATGCGCGCCATGGGCTGGTATCCACTGCAATAGCACCATGGCGGTCCATACCAATAATATTATATTTTATACTTCCGTCATTTCGAACACCAATATTTTCAATACAAGCATCGGCTAATTCTTGAGTAATAGGTGGAATCATAGGTACGGTAGGTCCTACTGTGGTATATCTACTGAGTTCAGGGAATTCGTCTACTAAATTTGGTAAATTAATACCTTGATACATAGCAGCGGTGATATAAGTAGGATGCATATGAAGCACTACACGAGTTTCGGTATTGATTTTTCGTTGCAAACCCCAGTGCATAGGAATCTCTCCGCTGGGTTGCAGTTTACTGCTGATGTCAGTGTAGGTCATTTCTGACCAGGAATTTCCCCCAATACCAATTTTTTTAAACAGTTCAGGTTGTAGATTTTGTTTACGAACACCGCGAGGTGTGATATAAAAATGATCCAGTTCTCGTTGTCTTAAACTAGCGTTGCCGTCACGGGTGGTAATCCAACCACGACAATATCCTTCTCGAAAAATCTCGCCAATGGTTTCTAACATAATTTATACCTTCTTTTTGGCATCAAAGGCATCAAAAACTTCTTTGACAAATTTCATCACACGGCGATGATTGTCGAAAATATATTCGCGAGTTTCTTCCTCGTCGTTTACTATGACAATATAGCCATTTGCTACTCGACGGATTTCAATTGATTCCATGAATTAGTTTCCTTAGATGATATTAACTGTATTTGAGAGCCAAAATTAAGGCATGATGTTCGTCGTTGATGTCTACTATAAGTCGAGATGAATTTGTGCTATACAACAATCCATGCCATTGAGTGCTAATTCTCCAATGCCGACCTCCAAAATAACCATTGATAAAATAAGTTTTTTCACCAATCTCATTTTGACAATACGATTCAATTTCGGCATGATATTGTGCGTCGACTATGACTTGATATTTAAAAGTGTTTTCGAATACAGACATATTAGATTAATAATAACATCAACGTTTTACAGTGTCAACGTAAATGGCAAAACTGTTTAGTTATTAGTGACTGGTACTACTTCTACTTCAGCACCTTCGTGGGGGGCGAGTAATCCACGACGAATTTGATCCAATATCCAATCTCGTGCTGCAGAATTAGCTTCCCCTTGATTATTACGGTTCCAGAATCTATGAACTTCTTCACCATCTACTAATATACGCCATTGAACGCTTTGTGGTTGTGATGAAACATATGGTCGAACTGGTTCATATCTATAGATATCGGACAGCCTTTCGAGATCATCGCCCATGGTTCGCAACCATCTCGAATAGGCTCGAAATGCTTCTATGGGTGTGTTTCTTGTGTAATATTCAATCACCGCATTGTCACTGTTGCGTATGATGGCATAATTGGCATCGGGATTGCTTTCTGGTGCTGTGAGATTTAGGGAAGGATATGAAGACTGCGATGGGGTTGATGCGGGTGGCTGTGATTGAGCACTTCCTGCAGGTTGGCCTCGCTCTTGGCGTGGGTCTGGTCTCCAAACATAATTTCCGCCATAGGTTCTTTCCCATTGATCTAGCACTGTGCGAGCATCGTCGCCATCCGCGGCCATAAATCTATATAATGGTGTATCAGGTTGTTGAATTGTGGCAATATAGGCATTGCCATCGGGATTGCTGGGTCTACCATTTAGTTCTGGTGGCGGCAATCCGCTGACATTTGCTCGAGGAGGGGCAGGTCTGGCAATCAGTTGATCGGGATCCAACCAAGTCCATCCCATTCCGGAAGTAGTTGCTTGTTCACGTGCTTCAGATTCTGATGCTGCTACAACTCGTAGTGAATTTCGATTTGGATTGTTGATGTCCGATCGTTTTGATACTTCCCATTCTATTTTTTGTCCTGCTGCTAATTGTTGTCGTTGTGCTTGCCTTTGTAATTGAGTTTGTTTGATGAAACTTTTTAACGCACTCTTGGGCAACTCACCTGCACTGTATCTAGCAAAGTACTGTATAGTGTCTGTTGGTGTTTGTTTAGGCGGAGTCAACAATCGAGTCAACTTGCTGATATATTCGCGTCGATCAGCATCGGGATCTATTGCTGATTTTGTAGCAACAATGAATCTTTGTAGAGTATTGACCAATTTGTCTGTGGGTTCATTTAAATAATCTCCACCTGGACTGCGAAATTCAATATAGCCCGACTTGGGATTGATACTGGTATACTTGCCAAATCCCGATATTGACAATAATTCGCTGGCACGTTTGTTGAGGCCACTTTTGATTTGATCTAGATATTTTTCCATCGCTGTAGTATCTAATTTTTTAACTCGGTCTTGAATTTGTTTTAGAGCACTGACTGTATAAGTATTGGCCTCTCTACCGAATTGTTTCAATACGTATTCATCACCCAACAACACAGCCAGTTTGACATAGTCCAAATTTTGATCATTGAGATTAGGAATACTGATGTTCATATGTAATCCGGTGGATTTGTTGGTATAAGCACCAACACGGTTGGCCCATTTTTTAATTGCCTCAATATCTTTGATGATCTCATTGAGCGGCAGCGGTGGGCTGATAAATTCTAATCCCAACTCATCTGACCCGGCACTGATACTGCTGTCGGGTTCAATGACATAACTTTTGTCATCTCTGGCACCACCTTGATATCTATCGCTTAGAATCACCGGTCTACCCACAGCCTCACTAAATTCATCTGCTATCATTTGTCTAGAGTCATCCTCATCGGGATCGTATTGTGTCCAAAAAGGCCATGATATAGTAAAACTATCACTGATATCACTCATGTTCCTATATTCACTACGGACCCAACTGTCGATGTCGCTGTCTTCGAAATATTCTTCTTGAGCTTGGTCTCGAGCTTGTTCGTAGTAGGGTTCTTGCTCGATCTCCCATACTCGTTCAGCAGCTTGGTTCAATTGTTCTCTAGTAATAACATCAAGATCTTGGTCTTCTAGTCCCAAAATACTCATAATATCTTCGGGTTTGACATTGTTGGCCAACCAATCCGATATAAGAGAGATACCATTAGTCCCCCATGCTTGGTCAAATTTTCCAATTGTATCTTCTGAATAGGCTTCTGTCAGATCTCGTTCTAGTCGTGCTATTTCACGTCGACTGTTATAGTCACCGTCATTGAAAAAATCCAAAACATCGCCGAGATTCCTGGGACGACGATCATAATCATAATCAGGTTCAGGTTCAAAATCGTCTCCGCCACCACTGCCAGGCACCACCATTTCAAACTCTATACCCACACGAGCATCTATGTCCTTTGTGGCCCTGGCCAAACTGCTGGGATCCATCCGTATTTCGTTGATGTCCTGAGATCCGATTAATTCTTGTAATATCATAGCACATATATTTATAATATTAAAAAAAATAGGTCCCAAAGGACCTATTTTATTTTTTAAGGTCTAGTATTTAAAATGAATATTTTAGTCCTAGTCCTGCGGTAGTGCCATCATGCACTTTCATGTCCCCGCTGCCGATGTTTCGACGAACATTAGATGTGACAGAAATATTACGATAAAGTGGCATACTGGCACCTAGCCCAACTACACCGATCAGTCCATCTTTGGCCACGTCGCTGGTGATATAGCTGGCACCAAATTGTCCCTCAATGGCCACTCCGGCCACTTTGATTAGTTGATAACCACCGATCAATGATACTTGATCATGATTACCACCAGCCACATCAAAACGTTCAGCCGATGCAGTCAGACTGAAATTTTTCCAGGATTCGCCAACGCTGATTCCCACACCATTGACATCATTGCTGATGTCACGGCTGTAACCAACGCCAAAATCCAATGCCGAAGCAGAACCAATGGTTGATAATAGAGCAAGACCGATAAGAGTTTTTTTCATAGATTTTCCTCAGAAGTATTAGTTATTTATCTAATATAGATCATTATGAGATTTTTTGCTTGGCAATACGAATATCAGTATTCAGTGAAGGGTGATATTGTTTGATCAATTCACGTTCAAGTTGATGAGCATGAATTTTTCCGCGAACAATTTCCACTATGTTAACGACAAACGCACTGGCACCGTGATCTCGAATAGCTTGATACAATCGCCAATCTCGATTTTCGCAACGGGCACGATAGATATGTTTATTCCATCGAACCTGAACACTGCGATTCACAGTGGATTGTGTTTTTGCAGTAACACCAATATAAAACTCTTCACCACATGCCAACATGTAGATGATATGAGTTCGATCGCTGCGTTTTTTTCTCATGTTGTAATTATATTACAACTGTCAATTGATGTCAACCTTTATTGGGACAATAATTTTCAAGAAATTTATCTATATCGTTATACAATTTCAACCATAAAACCATGCCACTGTCACCAAAAACATGCAACTCCAATGGAGTATTTTTTTTGGCTGTATAGAAAAAAGGATCCGAAAGTTTCCGATCCAATAGTAATACTTGATGATATTTTAGATCGATATCAAAATTTATACAATGATGAGTGAGATTACTGATTTGTTGAAATAATCTAAAACCAATTTGACTTAATCTAAAACTTTGGGGATTGGGGTTCATCCAAAGTCCAGTGGTGTAATTGCGAAATTCGTGAATTACAAAACCTTGTGATATTAATTGTTGTTGAATATATTCACTATACTGATCTTTAGTCATTGGGATAAATTTTTTGCCCAGCCTTTAACAATACCACTGAAAATTTGTCAGTTTTGAATTGTGTATTTAACTTTCGAGCAAGATTTATGGCATGACCTTTGTTGCTGAAGCTGACTTTTTTATATTTGGGACCCGGCACACTGGTCAATAAATTACAGGTTTTTAAATTTATGGGTTGTTCATTGTAAAATACTGCCCAAATACCCTCACTGGCCAATACTTGGTCACTACGGTAAGTATTACGGTTAGTAAGTTCTGCAATGATTTTGGGTTTGGGCCTACTCACAAGTTTCTCCTTGAATTATGTATTCAGTTTATTTATCGAAAATTCCCGCCTGTTAGATCTACAGTAATAGTGGATTCAGGAGATTTCTTATGTGAATTTTCTTCCAATCGAGATAGTAATCGAGTGATATCAAGTAAAAGATTTTTAGCATCTTTCATGGGAATCACAAAATCTTGACGACCACGAGATTCTTGTGCAGCGAGTTGATCCACAAATTTATTGATATGTAAACTCATTTTGATACTTTATTGAGAAATAATGTTAATTGAGGTGATTGCCACCCCATGGGTTTAAGCACCTTGCCATCTTCGCGTTTACGAACCTTGCCGGTCTCACGGTCGATTTTGGCAAAATTTGTACGCATGACTTCTTTCCACGCACCTTCTGCGTCTGCACCCATACTGTGTATAGCGCCAATAGTGACTACAAGTATGTCAATCAGTGCATCCAACATTTCCAGTCTGTTGTTGTCTTGATTAGCTTGAAATAATTCTTGATATTCTTCTTTGATGAGATTGAGATAAAGTGTAAATTGTTGACTATTGAATTCGTCGACAGTTTGATCGCAAGCTCGCATGAATTTTTCTTGATCACGAAATGCATTAGACATGATTTTCCTTTGATTGACAAATTTCCATATTTGATGCTGATTGTGAGTTAGAGAATGGGCCAAGAAATTCGTGACGATTAACTACTATCAGTTTGGGATTTTGTAAAACACACCATTGATTACGAATTCGAACTCGATACCACCCTGCTGCAAACCAACAACGACTTTTTTTTCTTTTGGTAAAAAGGGGAATCTTTTTCTTTAGATCCCACACTGGATTATATGCCGGACAGCCAGTATTATATCCATAGACTTGATTGAAAACTTGAGATTTTTTAAAATTGATTTTTTCAAAAACTACATTGTTTTTTCTAATAGATTGAATGTTTTTCACTGTGAACTTTTGTCCACCGATAGTAACTGCATATCCATGGCTAGACAGTTCTATATTACCAATTTTTTCTTGATTTTTTTGTAGAATCCAAAATTCATTTTTCAATACAGGTTTCGCTACTATCACTGAGCACTCCTTGATATTTTTGATTTAACCATCTACTGAATTGATCAGAAGATTCGCTGAGTTTAATTAACTCATATTTGCCACAAAATTTGATGAATCTCAATCCAACTTGTCCAATGTCTTGTGTTCGAATTTGTTGTTGTATAGCTTCATCAATGGCTTGTTTAATAGGTTGAGGTTGTGCTGTTAGATCAATCAATGTTCGATTACGATGATAATCATCTAATACACGATGCTCGACACCCAGATGATCTACCCATCTCTGTAGCATGAGATTATTCCAGGCAAATCCACGTTGATGACGGTCTTGAAATGCTTCTAAAAGACCAATTTTGTTTTTACTGCTTTTTAGTCGAACATTGGGAAAAGCCGAAAACACATTGTCTGTGGGATCACCACGCATACATTTTTCAAACAACAACCATTCAGGGTCGGGAATTTGTTTGGGTTGTTGAGTTCGCCGATCTCGACATAATTGTCCACGTGAATTGAAAATTCCCTCAACAGTCAAAAGTTCATCGGCAATGCCATTATACTGTCGAACATTGGGTGTTAATAGTTGAACAAAATCAGTGTCACTGCTGATGATAATGTGTTCATCATTGGGATGCAATGAAATCCATCTTGCAATGATGTCATCAGCTTCGGCATTGGGGTGTCTGATCACAGAACAATTAGTTTGTTGAGTAAGATATTCCACAAATCGGTCATAGGTATCCCAAAATAATTGATCTTCTTTTTGTTGTGTTGCTGTTTGTGCTGCACGAGTCACAGCACGATTCTTCTTATATGGTTCATAATGATCTTTACGCCAACTACGACCTTCCAATGCGAATACTACATGATCAGCAGGGTATTGTCGATATACTCGATTAATAGAACTCAATGTCACATGTAGTGCATATTCTATTTTTTCTTGTTCGTCTGTGGCACGAAATGCAGTATGTCGAGCTCGAAAAAAAGTGTTTGCTGTATCAATAATGAGATATCGCATGATAAAAAATGTTGATTATGGTAATAGATTATACCATATTAATGTTTTTTTGTCAACTTAAAATTGTTTAAAATCACTCAAAATCAACCAAACCTCCATTTTGGGATCCTGAACTTCAATGACGATTTTTCTATAATTACCTGTAAATTGCCACGATTGTCGTCCAGGCATTCCCCATTGTGTTCTAAGATTTCTCAGTTTAGTGACTATTTCTTGTTGAGATCCTTGATAAAAAAATTGTTTTTTCAACTGATTTCTGACCTACCGTTGCCAATATCTCGCACTTTGGTATAATTATTGGAATTAATAGCTTGTTCTTGTTCCCAAGTCTCCATGACCACATGTCGACAAATAGTTTGAAACCAACGATCAACTATTTCAGTGTCGGTGTCATCCTTTTTGATTTGATATCCTGCTCGAATCAAATTGGCAACAAATTTGTCATTCCAATCCAGTTCAAAACTGCCCTGGTGAGGATTGTCAATATCAATTTCAAAACTCACAATTTTGATATAGGGTTCTCCACGCTCTGTGGCCAATTGTTTTTGAGTATGTATAGACTCAGTTTGAGTTTGAGACTTTTTATTAAATTTTTTTAACCAATTCCACATGTCTACCAACTTTCTATATCGGTGATATCAACTTTGATACGTGATTTAGATTCAAATTCGGCAGTGATTGTGGGTCCTATTCCTGAACTATGATCGTAGATCAACATCAAATTCTCGGGATCATATTTTTTAAAAATTTCTTGTAGTTTAAGAAATTGTTGTTTGGTAATAACAAAAGATTTCATCAAGTTCCCCAAGCATTTTTAAACAAATCAATTTGCAAACGAGCACTATATCTCAAACCCAATTTCAACGCCAATTCAGCCACTGCTCGATTATGTTGATAATAGACTTCGTCAACTCCTCCCACTGGCATTAGATATACCGGGCCACGAAACCCTGCATTGCGATAAAGATCAATTGTGTGTTGAATTTCTTCAATGTCCTGTTGGCTGTCTACCACAAATTTCAAATAAGTATAACCCACAGATTCATAATCGACTACCACATCTGGACATATGGCCTCACTGCGTAATTCTCCGCTGGCCATGAGTTTGGGACTGACACTAAACGTGATCTCCCCGCCCGGACCGTGTGGGAATTGTCTTTGATTCCAACCTTGTAGATATTGACGAAAATCATCAGTGAGGGGTTGAGTTCCATTGGTCTCAAATGTCAATTCTCTTAGAGATTGCATCAATGGATGATCTAGCAATTCTGGATAAGCACGTTGCCACCCCAACAGTGGTTCTCCACCGGTGATAACTAGATGTTCATCTCTCCACTGTCGATAAGGCAGTAGATCTACTAGAGATTGTGCCAGCTCTGCTGCACTGGCTTTGACAACAAACTTTTTAAATTCTGG